TGCCGGGGTTTTCTTCGCCGTTGCTCCTGCCATAACTGGAAAGGAACAGCGCAAGGTCATTCTGTTCAGCTTCTACATCGATCGCACTTTCTGTCACCGTCATGGCAAAGTTCTTGTCTACATCACCGCAATGGATGGAAAGCGTAAGCTCACCAACGTCATTGGGAATGTATGTCCAACTCTGCTCCGTTCGGTCAACCGTGATGGCTTCGCCCACAGACACACCGTTCACCTTGCGCGTGATCTGTGCAGTCAGGCTGGCAGGATCATACACGCGGAAGGGAATCACAAGCGTGTCAAACTGCTGTGCGCTCTCCGCACGGAAGGTGCTGGAAATGATAGGCGTTGTGTTGCCATCGGTCACACAGATCAGGTCATAATACAGTTCATTGCTTTCCACAGGCTGACCATCAATCTCTGCCTCAAACCACACGCGCAGATTGTGCGCACCGTGTGCCTGTGCAGGAATGTTATAGGTCATCTGACGGCCGCTGGTGGCTACGCTCGCCGTGCCGATTTCCGTGCCATCCACTTCAAAGTGCACGGTTTTGGTCACCGCGCCAACGGGAACGTATGTAAACGGAATAGCGCCGCTGAATGTGCCGCTGTTGTCAAAGGTGCTCGACAAGCTGATGGCAACACTTGTAATGGTAAAGTTCACGGTTCGGTTGTTGCCGTACACGTCTGCAATGGTTACTTTCACTGCATTGGCTCCGGCAGTCAGGTACGGCCCAACGTCAACACTCACGTTGCCCTGATCGATGTTGCGGCTCAATTTGCTCACTCCACCAACACGCACGGTCAAAGTGCCGGGGCCGGTCTGCATGTCATCTTCAATGCTCGACCATGTAAAGGTCAGCGGAAGCGAAGCGCCTGCGGCAATGGTCTTTGCAAGGAAACCACTGGTATTGGTTACAGTAATCTGTGCAGCGTTTCCAGTTCCTCCGCCACCAGTACTGCCGCCCGTACCACTGAATGGGCCAAGTGGGCCTGCAACAATTTCACCATCGCTGGTCAGATACAGGTATCCATTTTCAACATATGCACCATCGACTTTGGTGTTCAGTTCGCTATTGATGGTTTCCACATCACGGCTCAGTTCGTTAGCCGTTTCGCGTGTTTCAGCCGCGTCCTGTTCCGCATTGCTGGCGGCAATCACCGCATTATCTGCGGCAGTTTTTGCGTATTCGGCTGCGTTGGTGGCATTGTTAGCGGCAGTAACCGCATCGCCAACGGCAGATGTGGCCTGTTCGCTTGCACTTTGTGCGTCCTGTGCGGCTTGAAGTGCTTCCGTCACCCTTCCTTCAACCTGCTGTGCGGCTGTGGTTGCAGTGTTTGCGGCAGAAACAGCTTCTTCCCTCGCAGTCTCCATAGCATCAAGCTGGGCCAGCAGTTCATCCAATGAGGGAATCCGTTCATCCGGGTCAACAATCACGTCTGTTCTTGACTGCGTAATATGACCATCGCACACAAGCACAGTCTGCACGGAATCAGCAGTGCTTACCTTCAGAACCAGCGTAAACGCGCCATCATACATGTAACATGCATCGTTCAGATCCACATAAGCAAAGTTGCCATCAGTGGAGCCATCAATCAGAACCGTTGATTCATCGGGTCTGATGAAATAGCCGAATGCAGAAATGCTTGCTGTGATCGGTTCGCCGCCACTGTACAGTTCAGCACCGAATCTGTTGGCATTGTTGTCATGGGTGGCGAGCAATCCAACGCTGCGTCTGGTCAGCGGCTTGCCGACATCGACTTTGAATATATGTCTGTAAATAGATTCATCAGCCGACATATGATTATCATTCCTTTCTTTCATCCCGGTAAGTTTGGTGCTGCGGGATGTGTGTATTATGCAATCCACTTCTTCATCTTTCGCCAACCTTCAATCACATAACGCAATGCAGCCATTGCATCATCTTGGAAGGGAACAGGTTCATCAAGGTATTCCCCTGTTTTGTCATCCTTTTTCCACTTCCATTGCTGAAGCTCTTTGATGGTATTCACGCAAGATGGATGAACGTAGATTCTGCGTTGTTTGAGCCAGTCAATCTGGGCTTTGACGGAACCCTGTGTACCGCCCTTGTCAACGCCCTTGGCTCTGAACCCTGCTTTCTGCCACATCTTGATTCGGTCTGGTTCTGCCGAATCACACCACATTTGCTTTCGTTTGGGAACTTCAGCAGCTTCAGCAAGGGGAATCAGTTCTGATGTGTCTTTCTCAAACTCATAGATTTCCTTGGTGATGTAGATGTCATCATCTTTGATACCGCACTGAAGAATGGCGTTCGCATGGTTGAAACCAAAGTCCTGACCAATTGCGAAATCATCATAATCATTAGGGTCTTGTGAAACTTCTTTCACTTCCCAGTTGTGCAGAATCAGGCCAGCAAGTTCACCCCATTCACCAAGGCCGTATATCTGATAGCCTTCAGGGTCAACAAGCTTTCTGCGCTCCATACGCGCTCTGTAAGCATCATCAATGAAGCGGTTGCCAAGGTATGTGGAATGGTGTGTTAGAACATTGGGGTCTGGAATATCAAAAAAGACCTTCTTGATCCAGTGATTGCTTGATACTGGATTGAAGGTCATTCTGATCTGGTAAAACAGGCCGGGTGGCAATTCACCACGCAAACGGTCATCTATGATTTCTACATCAGCCTGTGTGAATTCTGTTGCTTCTTCCAACCACACATCAGTCAGCTTGCCTTTCTGGAATGTGATGGATTTCAGCTTTTCACGTTGCTTTTCATCGTTCATGCCCCTGAAAATGATCTGGTTGCCGTTGGCCTTGCAGGTGATTTTCAAAGGGGACATGTTAATCTGCCAGTATCGGTCTGCTGCACTGCCAAACATGCGGTTAATGGCACCTGTAAGCTCTGCAAACGTGCTGTCACGGTTGGTGATATCTGACTTTCGCATAGCAACAAGGTTGCGTCCTTTGTCCCTCATCAGACGAAGGATATATTCCTGCGCTGCATCAACGCTTTTTCCAGAACCAGCAGAGCCTTTTTCAACGATATAACGCAAGGTGCTTCTATTGACATCCTTAAAGCCGGGATTTGCCTGAACGGTTATTTTCATTCGTCATCACCATAATCAACGGTAATGTTCAAATCCATATCAATCACTTCGTTAACGGTATCTTTGTAAAGCCCATAGCGTTTACCAAGCAATTCAGCAGCCTTCAGACGTTCTTTTTCATCTGGTGACTTCTGCATTTCTCTTGCCATGCTCATGAAATCGCCTGTGCTTTCAATCACCACAACGGATGATTTGGATTCACCACGAAGAACAGAAGTCAGATATTTCAGCACTTCATTCTGATCCGCAATCAGTGCCTCTTCCTTTTCTGCCATCCGTTTTTGGATGTACTCTTTAATGTCATGTTTTGACATGTTGCTGTCTGCAATCTGTCTTGCACTTCTTTCAGAATACCCGGCTCTGATTGCAGCCTGAGTAGCATTCAGGTCAATCAGGTATTCATCACAGAACCGCTGTTGTTTAGCCGTTAGCTTTGCCACAATCATCACCTTTCTTTCTGTTTGCCCTCTGACAGGAGTGCCAACCCTGTATCTCTTGTCTACCGCATCAAGCGGCGTATAGAAGCACGTTCTCTACCTCAGAAGGCTTTTGTTTTCCCTTCGTCCCCGCCAACGAAGGAGATAAATTTCCCGCAGACACTAAAAATAGGGCTTTCGCCCCCCGTCAAAGCGATTACGCCCCATCTGCACTCCGACATATTATGTTAAATAGAAAAAGCCCAACAGGAATTTCCCTGTCAGGCTTTTTTCACATCATAATCATAACACAGTCAAAAAGTCACAAACCATACAAAAATGTCACAACACATACAATTTAGTCACAAATTTTCGGATTTTATAGATCCCTTTGCAGTCTGAAAACAGCATCCAGCAGTTTATCCATACCCTCGTTTCGGGCATGCTTCAAGTAGTCATCATAGGTTTCGTACTTGTCAAGTTCATGATACGGACATCCAGTTTCATGAAGACATGCATGGTTTCTTTTCACATAGCCGCTTTTAAACCATCTGTGATCCAAACACCATTCACACCCCCGTTTGCGGTTTTCCTTGCTTGTCAGCAGTCTCATTTTTTTCCCTTTCATCCAGCATACGCTGTACATTCT